TAGAAGACTGTATTGATTCAGCTTATAACGAAATAAAGAATCGCCAAGGTAAAATGATTGGTGGAACATTTGTAAAAAACTAATGATACTTTTAATTGATGCAGATAGTTTAATATTCGCGAGTTGTTTAAGAGCAAAGCGTGAAGGAAGTGATGACAAGTTCTATAGAAAAATAGAAGATAGCATCGCTAAGTTTGATGAACAATATATGAAAATAGTTAACGACTTAGAGGAATTATATGACATTGAAAAGATATACACCTTTAATGGATCTAAAGGGAACTTTAGAAAGATAATAACTAATACATATAAGGCAAATAGAAATAACACAGAACTGCCTCCTTTATTAAGTCAGATGCATAGTTTTGTTAAAGAACAATATGACGGTATTTATTCTTATGGAATAGAGACAGATGATCTTGTTGCTAAGTATTGGTTTAATATTTCAAATGAAATAGGTAGAGACAAAGTTATGATTGTTTCTTTAGACAAAGACTATAAGCAATTCCCTTGTTTGATGTACAATTACCATTTTAAACATAGAACAATATACGATATATCAGAAAAACAAGCTATGTATAATTTTTATGAGCAAATGATAATAGGTGATGGAGCTGATAATGTACAATACTTTAAAGGAAAAGGAAAAGTATTTGCTAGTAAATGGTTTGATGGTTGTGATTCTAAATATAAATACACTAAAAAAATGTATGAATTATTTAAACAAGAATATAAAGGCAAAGCTAAACAGAAGTATATTGAATGTTGGAACCTATTAAGATTAAGAACTGAATGATTGAGTTGTTAGAAGATTTAGATTTAATAATAGAAGCTATAAACAATGGTGATTACAAAGATGCTATATCTATTGTTAAAGAAATACAAACTGAAATTAAAGTACGATATAAAAAGCCAGAAACAAATGAAGAGGTAATTAAGTACTATTATGATTTAACATACAATAGTGTATATTATGACAATGCAACAGTATTACAAATAATGTCAGTATTAGAATTTTATGAAAAAATAGAAGACTACTTGGCTTGCAAAGGAATTAAAAAAGCATTAGAAGAAATTAAATTAATAAAATTAAGTGATTTACTAAATAAAAATAATAAAAAATGAGATTAAAGGATTTAAGAAAAGAAGTAGAAGATTATTATGATATTGATATATCGACAAAAACAAGGAAGCAAGTTTATGTAGATGCTAAAAGAGTATTTTCAAAAATAGCTTATGGACTAGGGTATACTTATAGAATCATAGGCGAGGAAATAAACTTAGAACACTGTACTATATTACATCACGTTAAAACGTTTAACCTTATAGATAACAAGGATAAGATCTTACATGATAAAATATTAAAAAACAATGACATAAACTTTATAAAGCCAGTAGCTAAGAAAAGTAAACCTGAGAAGGTTGTTGATCCTGATGTTGAACATTTATTAAAGGAGATGAATAGTTATATGGTTGATTGGGACAAAGAGGTATTAAAAGACTTTATAAATACTAGAGTAAACCCATACAAAAATTCATTGTCATCTGTTATTGAAAGAATACAAAACGAAAATAAAAAAGAAGTTAAAGGAGCTATATTAAATACTAAAGTTAAAAATCCATTTTTATCATGAAACAAAAACAATTAACACAAAACCAAAGATTAGCAAAAATTGAAAAAGTAATAGCACACATGTATATGATGCTAGATAAATTATATCAATCAATACCAGAAACAAATGAAAAAAATAAAGACAGTTCAGTTGCTGATTGAATTCCAAGATGGAACTAACGACATGAGAGTAGTAACAACAGCTAAACAATTCATAACACTTTTTGAAGATATGTGGAGAGAAGGAGTTGGACAAGAAATTAAATATAAAGTAAAACAATAAATTATGTATATAAACATTGAAGTAAAAAACTCAGAAAAAAAAGATCATTATTATTTTTCAATAAACGGTTTAAAACTAGGAGAATGGGAAAGAAGTGATTTAAGACACTTAATAGAAGTAATAGATAATAAAATATAAGATATGGAATTTTTTAAATTTGCAATAGGAGTAATGCTATGGATAGTAGTAGCAAGAATATTTATACTAATAGGTCAAAAGATTTGGCCAGAAGACTTTGAATAATATGAGTAATTTAAAAAGAAGAGTTTGGGCAGGTATTATATTTATAACAATATTATATACCGTGACTATTGTATTAACAATTATAGGATAAACTTATTGTATAATTGAATAATCAATATATTTCAAATGGATAATAGGAGAAATAACGGAGGAGCAAGAGAAGGAGCAGGTAGAAAACCAAAGGCTGAGGAAGTTAAGCTAATAGAGAGATTAACTCCATTAGAGCCAAAAGCATTTAAAGCATTAGAAGCTGGAATTGCAGATGGTGATTTTAAGTATGTTCAATTGTTTTATCATTACTACGCTGGTAAACCTAGAGAAACAAAAGACATTACATTAAATACAGAACAACCTTTATTTGAACTCTAAGACACTTAAATGGAGTTCGTAGTAACTACAGCAATAAAGAAATTATATGCTCTTAAAAAGCGTGTGAAGGTTATCAGGGGTGGTACGTCAGCAGGAAAGACATTTGGTATCATCCCGATACTTATAGACAAAGCAATAAGAGAACCAGGGTTAGAGATATCAATAGTTAGTGAGTCAATACCTCATTTAAGAAGAGGAGCATTGAAAGACTTCTTGAAAATAATGATGGCTACTAAACGTTATAGGGATATACAGTTTAATAAGTCTACATTAAAATATACTTTTCAAAATGGTAGCTTTATTGAATTCTTTTCAGTAGATCAACCAGATAAATTAAGAGGAGCAAGACGTACAATACTATATGTTAACGAATGTAACAACGTAGACTTTGATTCTTATTATCAATTAGCTATTAGAACATCAGGAGATATATGGTTAGATTATAATCCAACATCTTTATTTTGGGTTGACAAGGAGGTGTTAACTACTAATGATGTGGATTTTATCACATTAACTTACTTAGACAACGAGGCGTTACCTGAATCAATAATAAAGGAAATAGAATCAGCTAAAGAAAAAGCAAAGCATTCAAGTTATTGGGAAAACTGGTGGAAAGTATATGGACTAGGACAAACTGGAAGTTTAGAAGGTGTATGTATAAAAGACTGGAAAGAAATTGATCTACCAAACGAAGCAAGGATATTATGTTACGGAATGGACTTTGGATATAGTAACGATCCGACAAGCTTAGTAGCTATGTATAAATACAATGATAGCTATATATTCGATGAGGTTATATATAAAAAAGGATTGCTTAACAATGACATAAGTAACCTTATAAAATCAAATGACATAAGAGATATAGTATATGCAGATTCAGCTGAACCAAAGTCAATTGCTGAATTAAACCACTATGGACATAGTATATTACCAGTTAAGAAAGGTAAGGACTCTATAATGTATGGCATAAATCTACTTAATCAAAATAAGATCTATATAACTAGTAGAAGTAAGAACCTCATCAATGAATTAAGGAACTACACTTTTATGAGTGACAAAATGGGTAATACTCTTAATAAACCTATTGATGCTTATAATCATGCTATAGATGCTATGAGATATGCAATTACTTCACAATTAGAAAATCCAAACAAAGGAGAGTATCATATTTGGTAAGTGTTAAAGTTTTGTTAAAATGTTTATAAATTGTTTATAGTATACAGATAATTTGTATATTAGCATAGAACATTAAAAACAAAAACATTATGAAAACAGTAATAAAGAAATTAAGACACGTTATAACGGTAGAAAAAAACAATAACATAAAAACAATAACTAAAGATGACAAGCTATATAAAGAATACCTCGAAAAGTATCTCAGAAATAGAAGCAATGAGTTGGTGTATTAATAACAACATAAAAATATATCCAATAGTAGTAGATAAAAAGTATGGTTATAAAAACTACGTTAAGATTCAAATATACAAAGAAGGTAGAACACAAACAGGTAATGATCTATATAAGCAGGATATAAGTATGACTAGAAAGATTTTAGAGTTATATAAGTACATGTACGAGCATAGTTAAATATATATTACACATTAATAATAGAGGGCAGTCAGAAATGATTGCTCTTTTGTTTTATACAATTATCAGAGTTCTTTATTGTATTAATATGAAAGTAGATATATTTATACCTGAAAATTTATCAGAAATAACTTTAGGACAATACCAAAAGTTTTTAGGGGTATCTGAAGGCAAAGATCTAGATTTGTTTGTTCAACAAAAAATGATTGAGATATTTTGCAAAATAGATTTAAAAGACGTAGCAAATATAAAGTACAATGA